AGAAGAACCGTTTGCAGTGATATAATATCTTGTACAGAATCCTCTACCAGTTCCATTTGCGGTAATAAGATCAGTAACAAAACTACCAGCAGTTACAATACCTACAACATCTACAGTATCAAATACACTGTTTGCTGCAGCACCTCCAGAGACAGTAATTGTTTTTTCTGCTCCAGTTCCAGATGCAACAATCCCAGCACCTACAAAGTTTAGTGTAGTTGCAGTTGTTGATAATGGAGTTCCCTCATCTTCAACAGTAATTCCACCACCACTACCACCTACCTGATAGTTTACGATATTGGCAGTAGAGATACCAGTTATATTTGCACCGTTACCAGCAAATGATGTTGCGGTAACAACTCCTGTGACTGTAGTGTTGGTCTGAATTGCAACTTGACCAGCTTTTAAATTTAGGTCGCCGTTACTCTCTATAGTTGGGTCGCCACTTGCTCCAACTATATTAAGATCCTTTACACCGAACGATTTTTCTGCCATTGCGCTAGTCTTTTTTAGTATTTATTAAGAGAACTTTATCTCAACTCCACCACTAATCTTGAGATTAGGTGAGTTTGTGATTTTGATCTCAGGTTTCTGTGGTTCGTTAGGTGAACCAGTGGGAGCATCCCAGATAACAACAGGGCCTTGTCCATATTGATGTAGTCCATACATATCTTCCCATGCCTGTGTTGTTGCAGTGAAAGATGTCACATCATCACCATAGTAAAATCTAGATGGATCTTGTGTGCCACATTGATTTTTCAACCAATCTTTGATCTCTCTCCAAGTCCAGTCTCTATTATACTGTAGTTTAGTGGTGATCCATCCAGCAACTGTAGGACATGCAGAACTGGTGCCACCAAAGTCAATATCATATGGAGTCAATGCCAATCCACTATATGTTTCTGGGTGAACATATGTTTGACTTGTAGCTTCTCCATCTGCTGTGAGTGTATCATCAGCAGCACCATAAACATCAATACCTGTTCCCATGTCACTATATTGAACTTTTCTCTCTTTATAATCTGTGGTGTTACCACCTAATCCACCACTAGATATCTCATCATCTAATGCACCAACATTAATTGCTGCATATTCAGTTCCAGCAGTAGAAATACCAGAAGTAGTTTTTCCTAATGACTGTGGCCATCCTCTTCTATTGAAAGTATTATAACAATTCAATCCAAATTCAGTGTGAGTTGAACTTTCTAGAGATGAACTACTAGTTGTTGCCCAATAATTATTGAAATCTAGATCGCCAGGAGAAGTTTGTGTTTGATTACTATTACCAGCAGCACATACAAATATAACACCAGCATCTGACATTTCTTTTCCACTTTCAGTCGTAGAGTTATCTATCATCTCTCCTTTCATTCTACCACCATCACCATAAGCGCCGTATAGATCAAAGAAAGCTGGTTGAGAACCACTACTATAAGAAACTCCAGTTGTAGTTCCATCTATTGTTGATGGTCTATAGTAATAATAGTAACTACCATTCCAAGTAGTAGATCTGTAACCCCAACTGTTACTAGACAGTGTGGGATTTTTTGTATCATTTTGTTTACCAGTTATTGCGGAGTGTCTATCCCAGTTGGGTTTGTATATATGAAATATTTTTTGAATATCAAATTGCCCGTTATCGTTGATTCCAGCACTGTAACTACCAATACTATTGATCACCCACTTGTTGGCATTGTATGCTGAACCATAGTTCTTACCAAATACTTGACCAGCACACTGAGTTCCATGATCAGTAAAGTTAGTTGCCTTTGCGGTATTACTACCATTACATCTTGCTCTAGTGTAGAACGTACTGATACCTGTCACAGTTCCTATGGTTGAGAATCCTACTGACCTCTGACTTGAATCAGACCACCATGATCTTGCAGCAGAATCTGTAGGAACTGTTGTGCCATCCCAACGCACTGTTAGTAGAGATGGATTGTTATTGAAAAAGTCTGGATCAATATAATATGGCCCATCGAGAACTAGATCTAGAACACCACATGTGCCTGGTGTTGTAGATATACCACTCCATGTTAAGACATTTCCTGTTGACCATCCTACAGGATCATCGTCAGTTGTCACAAATTCTGGATGTGCAACCCAGAATCCATCATCTGCTACAACTGCGTCTACACCAGTACCATCACCTAATTGTTTTGGTTCTGACTCTATTATGATATGATCAGATCCACTCAAACCAGTGGATGTTGCATCCCAAGGGTTCTCTTTTTGTGTATGTCTTAGTATCTGATACCCAGTTCTGTTCTTATCTGATGCACCAATACCAGCTTGAGATGTAGGTGGTCTAGATGGTGCGGTATTCCATGCTCTGTAGTTGGATACTGAACCTGTTCCCCTACCAGATCTTAGTACACCAGCAATTATATCTCTAGGGTCTGGAGCATAATTGCCTGGATATGCTGAATAATCTATATTTACAAACTGTACCTTCTCATGTTTTCTTAGATCCTCTGCTTCCGCATCAGTCAACATGTAAGTTCCTCTAGTATCACTATGAAGTTTCTCATCTGTGACAACAATAGATGGGTCGGGGATGTTATCCTCTAATGAACCATCTTTTTTGAGTTCTTCATGAATGAAAACCCAATCTTCTTTTGTGTAACATTTGATAGAGTATGCTTTCTTTTCATCGGCTTCAGTTGGTTTGACAGCCAACCCTGACCTATCAAGAGTATTCGTGCTAGTGTGGATCATATGCCTTGAATCAGAGTCTTGACGTATCTATATGTGGACAATCCAGAGATCCCTGCCTCTGGTGTAAACTTAATTTGTACGTTACCACTGTCTATTGTTGCTCCAATAGATACCTGTTGTTCTGGAGAGAACATGATACCATATTCTTGTGAAAACGCTGTGGTTCCATCATGCATGACAAGAACTTTTTGTGATTGTCTATATGTTCCTAGACCAATCATAAATGTGTACTCAGCACCAGAGTAACTTGCAGCAGAGAATGAATCAATCTGTGTTTCTACTCCAGCAGATGCAGTATATGTTCCAAATCCAGTGGTTGAAATTCCACCTCCTCCACCACCAGTTACGGCAGTGATTGTAACAGTCGCAGATTGTCCAGTTGCAGTCGCTGTGACTCCACTTCCGACAAAGTTGATGGATGTAATACTGGTTGCAGTTCCAACGTTAGTTCCTTCTTCTTTGATGGTAATACCATTGATACTACCTCCTCCTCCACCACCAGTAGGTGCAGCTGGAACCCATGATGATCCATTCCATGTTAGCACATCATCGTTACTTGGAGCTGCGCTAGAAACATTAGATAGATTACCTAAGTTTTGTCCACCTATACCTGTTAGATATCCAGCAGTCGCATGGTTGCCCCATGCATACGCAGTTTCATACTGTGTGATATCAAGAGCAGTTATCTGAGTTGCAGCACCTGTGAATGGAACCGCACCTGACATATCAATAGTTGCAACTCCACCACTGTAAGTTGCAGTCACGGCAGAACCAACAAAGTTAATTGTTTGTGCAGATCCCACTGATGATGATTCTTCTTGTACAACAATACCAGATAATCCACCGCCACCACCTGATGCGGTGACTGTTACAACACCAGCAGATGCTGGGGAAACACTCAAACCAGTTCCGAAGTTTACAGTTCCAATAGTTCCTACGAGAGTTCCGCCTTCTTTAATTATGATACCACTACCAGATGCGGTGATACCAGTTAATCCAGATCCATCTCCAACAAAACTACCAGCAGTTACAATTCCTGTTGCGTTAACATTATCAACTAGGATGTCTGGTTTGTCAGTCAATCCAGCAGCAACAGTCGCTATTCCAGCTGTGTTTGCAAATGAAACAACAATGTTTGATAAGTTTGATCCATCTCCATATAATGTAGTTGCAGTTAGAACACCGACTTTGTAGTGTTCAGTCCCTGTTCCTACAGTATGATCAGTATTTTTATTAAGAAGTTCTATCCAACCTTCATTGTTAATTGATAAAGTATTTCCTTGCCCTGTGTGATAATGACACCAGTACCAGAGTGTGTTAGGTGCAGCTGCCACTGGAGTCCATTCTATTCTACGAGTAGTAGCAGAACTAAATCCACTAACGTATCCAGCCATGGTGACAATGACACCATCTAACTTATAGGTGACACCCATCATATAATGATCACCACCAGCCAGTTCTCCATCCTGTGATGTACTGAACATCAATGGATGTTCTTGATTGTTATAGTTGACGTT